TTCGGTGCTCTGCTTACGACCAGTGAATTTGACCCAAACACTTTTTCATTGTCGACTTTTGGATCCATAAAATCATCAATCTGTTCAGCAAATGTTTTCTTATGTTCCGCCTGGCTGAGTCTGGTTTCCCCTTCCTCCGCCGTCTGCGTGTTCTTCAGCGCGATATACTGTCCGTCGTCCATCCGGATCCCGTCGTATCCCAGCTCCTGCAGCACGTCCGCCACCGCGTCCCATGCATCTTCTATTTTTTCGTATCCGTATTCCGTCACCTTCCGCAGCTCCGCTTCCTGCGCCGGTGTCAGGCTGATCTCCTTGCTGTCCAGCAGGCTCTGCGCCGTCTGGTTCGGCATCCAGCTGAATTGTCCCTGCTTCATTGTCAGCGGGTTCGTGATCCGCGCCTGCACCGTCCGTGTTTCTCCGGTTCCGACGTATTCCGCCGTCACATAGTCCGCCGTCGTTGTTTCCGCTTCCGCCTGCGCCGGCTGCGCTTCCGTCACCTGTCCCGTCGCTTCGTCATAGGCAAGGTTCACCAGCCGCGCCAGCTCCTTCATGTTTGCATGGATCATCCTGCCTGCCGCGCTGCTGCTGTTCAGTCCCAGCTCGCTCGTCGCTGCCCTGATTCTTGCCGCCAGGTCTTTTACAAAGCCTTTGAATTGTTCATAGAGTCCCTTGTTTGTTTCCTGCAGATGCTCCAGCACGTCCTCGTTCAGCATGATCTGGTCGCAGCTGTCCGCCACCAGCTCGCTGATAGCTCCCATCAGGTCCGTTCCCTGAGATAGCGCGATGCGCTTCAGCTCGTTGGAAAGATATTTCCCTTCTTTCCGCAGCGCCTTGCTCTGCTCTTCCAGCACATACTTTTCCAGCGCGTTGTATGCTTCATAACTGTGTCCCTGCAGCCAGTGAATAAATTCATGACCAAAGGCCACGCCGATATTCCGCTTTCTTCCTGTAAATTGTACCTTTCCGTTTTCGTCTTTCTCTGTCGTTTCGGCTTCAATGTTCAGCATAATCCGGTTCCCGCTCTGTGAACCGTACAGTCCCCGCGCTTCGTTTGAAAAACCGATATTCCCTTTTTTCTTTTCTGCTTCTATCTCGGCATTGTCCATGAAAACCAGGTCAATGCCTGCCACCCGCGCGACTTCCGCCCAGGCTCCCATGCGGTTCCGCGTTTCCTTGCTCAGTCCTGCATCTTTCAGCGCCTTTTTGTATTCTTCTGTCCCGTATTGCAGGCCCTTGAATGTCGCGGTTCCTTTCCCTTTTCCTCTGGTTGTGCTCTTCTGTACTTCCTTTTTCCGCAGCTCTTCCTTTTCTCTTACGGAATAGTCGTACAGTTTCTTTGCCGTTTCCTCGCTGATTCCGGTCGTCGGCATCTTCCTGCCCATGTACGCCGCCAGCCGGATTGCTTCTGCCGGCGCGGTCAGGATTGTCGGATTCCCTTCCCGGCCCGCTTCCATTTCGCTCAGCACAAGATAGGTATATCCCGCGTCAAACACAGGATTCTCCCGCGCGTTTCGCAGCAGCTCTCCGGTTTCCATGCTGGTCGTCAGCACTTTTGCCGCGTCCACAGGGATCTGCTTTCCGTCCACTTCAATGATAACGCCCGGAGCTTTTACCTTTTTCCCGTCATCATCCTGCCGCTCGATCTCCGTCACGCCCACAAGCCGCGCATGAACGCTTCTGCCATCTTCTGCGTTATAAATAACTCCCCGCGGTCCCTTTACGCGCTCTCCTTCCGCGTCCTCGATCTCTCTTTCCGTCGCCAGATGCAGGTCCTCCCGTATTTCCTTCGCCTGCTTCGGTTCAACCGCTTCCAGCACGCTCAGCACCTTTTCCGGGCTTCCCTGTTCCGTCGCTTCCCGCATGGTGTCGCTTGCCAGCTGGCCCAGCTGATAGTTGCTTGCCTTTTTCCCGCTTGCTTCTCTGCTCCGGATCCTTGCCGCCAGCTTGCCGCTGTCGCTTTCCGGTCCCATGCTTTCCGCGGCTCCCATCAGCCGCTCCACCCGTTCCTCCGCCGTCGTCGTGTCCCCTGTAATGGCCCGGCCGGTCCGGATATTGCTCATGGCAATTCTTCCACCCTGGAAGCCGATCATCGGAATCACGCTGACCAGCGCTTCCTGCGCGGCCAAGCATGCGTCACGGTTCCATTCGTGCATTGCCTGGCGCGTCGCCTTGTCTATGTCTTTTACTTCTACCCAGCTGCCCTGCTCGTTCCAGTATCCGTGATTGCCCAGGATCTGCACCGCTCTGTCCTTGTACTGATTCCTGTGTTTTGCCAGTTCCTTAATATAAGGTTCCACAAGCGCGCCGGTAAATTCTTCTGCCGGTTCGGATGTGATCGCTCTTACCGTAAACCGCATCAGATTGGTCGGATTCATCATAAACCGTTCCACCGTCGCGATTTCCGTGCCTGTTTCAATGATCGCGTCCAGCGCCGCTTCCACCATGTTGTAGGCATAATTGCCCTTGTTATTTTTCATGTTCTGCTGCAGGCTTGTTTCGAAAGCCTGAGAAGAAAACAGCATCAGCGTCCCCGCCTGCAGCAAATTGTCAGGCAGGCCCAGCGCTCGCGCGATGGCAAAGTTCAGCGAGCTGTCCGCGCCGCTCATCAATCCGTTATATACTTTTCCCCATGTATCACCCAGGTCTTTGCTGATGGTCTGCCGGATGGTACTTTTCATTCTGGTGTTCAGATATGCCGCGCTGTTTGGGTCCATTGTTGTGTTCTGTATTCCCATCAGCGATCTTGCATAGTTCGGAATATTCAGTATCATTTCCGCCGGCTGCAGCGCTGTGTTGATCAGCGATACGGCGGAAGAAAGAATCGGATACCGGCTGGCCGTGTCCTGCATGCTCAATTCTTCATACTGTGCATACAGCTGGTTCAGCATCGGCTCAATCCCCTGATAAAACGCCCATGCTTCCGCTTTTTTTCCGTCATTGTACAGAGAAATAAATTTGTCCCGTTCTTTAGGATTCATCAGCGCGGCCTTGTGGAAATCGCCGGCCACAATGTCTGTATTCTTCAGCCCTCCGCCCAGCACGCTGTAAACATAGTCCGCGTTCCCGGCTGTCGTGCTTGTGCCTTTGTCAAAATAGCTCATGGGATCGTTGACCAGATTCAGCTCCGGATGATACTCCGTGTCTCCCGTCACGGGTTCGCTCATCATGTCATTATAGCTTTCTTCCCATCCGTTCTGGTTCAGGATCCTTTCTATCTGGCTGTTGTCATATTCCAGCCACGCCTGCTCATTGCGCAGCTGATAGTCCAGGTTGCTTTCCGGGTTCACAATCCCGTCGATCGCCTGGTCTATCCTGTCGTTGAACGCTTTCTTTTCTTCGTATGTTTTCAGGCTCTTGATCGCCCGCTCATAGCTTCCCAGCCCGTTCATCTCGTCATAGGCCATTCTCCGCACGTTGTCCGTGTTCAGGTCCTCCTGCGGCGAGATGAGGCTGTATAAATGCATCGCCCTGTCCTTCGCGCTCTGTCCGTTGATTCCCACGCTTCTGTACAGGTTGTCCAGCACCTTTTCCGCGTTCGCTTTTTCCTCTTCTGTATATCCTTCTCCTTCGATGATCTTCCGCTCGTTTTCTACCCGATCGTTTGTGTACAGCGAAAGAAGCGGCTCCACCACGCTCTGTGTCACGCCGCCCGCGTCAATCTGCGCCTGCAGCTCTTCAATGTTTGCCTGCCGCTGCAGCGCGTCCTCGTTGTATTCGTCCAGTTTCTGCTCCCTGTAGCTCTGGCTCCACCATTCCGGATCAAAATTGTCGTTATCATAATAGCCCTTGTGCCGCAGGATCTCGATCTCGCTCCGGCTGGCTCTCGCGTTGGTTTCCGTCAGCATGTTGGAAACATTCTCCGGCCGCGCGCTGTGGATCGTCCCGTGTTCCACGTTCCCCGTCACAAGGTCGTCCAGCTCTTTCACCCGGCTCGCCTGTTTCTGAATCTGTTCCGCCTGCCGCATTGCCGGCGTTTTCACGCCCAGCGCGTTGTATGCCGTCGCCTGGCTCGCCTGTCCAATGGTCGTCCGGTTGTTTCTCGGATCCACCGCCGCATAGTTTCCCGTGCCGTTCCGGTTCTCGCGGATCATCGCATCCCGCAGCACCTTGTCAGTCGTCGGCAGTTCCTCTTCCGGTTTCATCTGCGCCGGCTGGCTCTCGTCGAATGGCTTCACCTTCGCTTCCGCTTTCACTTCCGGCTGCGTCTTTTTCTCTTCCTGTCCCTTCAGCGCGCTCAGCACTTCTTCCAGCTGGCTGCCCTTCTTCACCTGTCCCCATGTTGCCGTTTCCGGTCCGTTCGGATTCTGCGCGGCATAGTCTTTTGCCGCTGCCCGCAGCAATACGTCGTCATCTTTGATCTTCTTCGCCTGCCTGTCCGCCTTGATATCTTTTGCGGCCGTTTTCAGGATATCAGCCGTTGTCTGCGTCGGCGTGTACGCTTTCGCCTGCGCTCCGCTGATTCCGCTCTGTCCGATGGCTCCGGAATTTAGCACAAACTTATTCCATTTATCCAGCTCTGCATCTTCCTGCTTTTTCACCTGCAGCACCCGGCTCATCAGGTTATCCTGCTGCGGTTCCTGCTTGGCCGGCTGGTATCCGGTCCCCTGGATCGAGCTGGCCGCTTTCTGCTGCGCCTGCTTTGCCGCCTGCTGCTTCACGTTGTCCAGCGTCACCGTTTGCTTCGGCTGTGTTCCGGTCGCCTTTGCAGCAGTACGCAGCAGGTCCTGTCCGGCCTGCTGGTTCATCTGCTGATAATATTCGTTCCGCTGATTCTCCTGGTTCGCTTTCAGCAGCTCCATGTACTTGTTATAGTTCTGCCTGAGCTTATTCCGGTATGATCCGATGCTGTTATCTAATTGTTCTTTCTTTTTTCTGTATGTGCCGATCTGTTGGGTGTTTTCTTTTTTCTTTCTGGATGCCATCTTTTAACCCTCCGTCGGATTATTTATTTTTTTTCCAATATTTCAGCAGGTCTTCCGGCATGTTGCTCATGGTATTCCTTACCGCTTCCGTCGTATTGGCCTTTTGCCTTGCGGCAGCGTTTTCTGCCGCTGCCGCTTCAGCCGCTGCCGCGGCCTTTTTTGCTTCTTTCTGCTCTTCCGCAGCCTGCGCCCATGTTTTATTTCCTGTCGCCAGTCTTGCCGTTGTTTTTGCAATGTCCGCCGCGCTTCCGTATTCCATGTCCCTCCGCGGATCAATGTCTTTATCGTCAACTTTTACATAGTTTCCGTTCTTGTCCACCGTGTAATAGTTCCCGGCAATATCAACATAGTAAGAGTTGCCTTTCCCTCTTCCGCCGGATCCTCCGCCCGCCGGAACCAGCTGCGCCATCAGCTTCTGCGCGTCCTCTTCGCTCAGGCCCGCGGCTTTCAGCAGCGCAAGCGTCGGCATTTCTCCGTTCTGCAGGATTGCCATTGCATACTCCGCCGCGTATTTCTGATCGTTCGTCATCTTTTCATAGTCAAGGTTTGCGTCAAACTGCCGCTGGTTCTCCGCCATGCTTGTATCGTACTGCCGGATGTTTTCCGCCATGCTGGTATCATACTGCCGGATGTTCTCCGCCATCTGCTGGCCGTTCCACCAGTCCGCGTTCTCCGCCGCCGCCTGCTGCGTCCAGTAGTTCCGCTCGTTGAGGAATTCGTTGTATCCGCGGTCGTATGCGGTCCCTTCCTGCTGCGTCCAGTATGCCCGTTCGTTCTCCCAGTCGCCCAGCGTGTCGCGGTAGCGTCCATAGTCCGTCTGATCCGCCGCGCTCAGCATGTTGTACTGGTCCTGAAGCGCCGCCTGGTCGTCGCGGTATTTCTGATACGCCCGGTCCCTCAGGTCCATGCCCTTGTCGTACAGGTTCAGCAGGTACTGATCGTATGTCTGCTGTCCCACCTGCTGGCCATAGCTGTTGCCGTATCCGCCGGTCAGCGCCGCCGCGCTTCCCATCACGTCCGCCGCCGCCTGCTTGCCCTGCTGGGTGTACAGGTCCGCGTAATACTTGAACAGCTCATCCCCGTTGAATGAATACTTGAATTCCTTCGGCTGCTGGATCTCCTTCAGGATCCCGTCCAGCGCCGCGCTGTACTTGCTGTTGTAGCTCTGCGGCCGCTGGTTCTGCACGTTCTGCAGCTGCTGCTGCGCCTGCTGCACCTGCTGGTTCGGCTGGTAGTCCTGCTGCGCCTTTTGCGCTTTCTGCGCCGTGTTGTCGCTCACGCCCGCCAGCCCCTGGTATCCCTGCTGCGGATAGTTTTCCTCCGGAAGTCTGTACTTGCCCGTCACTGCCATTTTTCCCCTGTCCTCCTTACATGTTGTTCACGATGCTTTGTATATATTGTGCCAGCGTCAGATCGCCGATGTAGATCGTCGCCGTCCCGCTGAATTCGATGGTTTCATCGTTCGTTCCGCCCTTTGTCGCCGCCTTTTTGAATCCCAGCTTCTTGCCGTTCGCGCTTGCGTATATCAGAAAGTTCGCGCTCCGCACCTTTCCCGTGATCGTCACCGTTTCAAAGCTGTCCTGGAGCGTCACCGTCACCGTGTATTCCTGCTGGATGCTGAATGTCTGCCGGCTACCCGGCAGCACGTCCCCGCTGGTCCCGGTGATGGTCACCGTGCTCCCCTGGCTGGTCATCCGCACCGTCAGGCTGTTGCTCCCCACGGCCGTATAGTTTTTCGTCAGCGTAAACTTGGCGTATTCGCCCATGTCGTCGTCGCTGCCGCCGCTGTTCACCCGCCGGCAGGTCACGTTCCCGCTCGGCGCGTTGTAGGCCGTTACCGTGATCGTCGCCGTCTTTGTCGCCGTCCGGCCGCGGCTGTCCGTCGCCGTCACCGTGATCGTCGTGCTGCCCGCCACGCTCAGCAGCCCCGTCGTAAAGTCTATGCTCCCGCTGCTTACGGTTTTCACATAGTTGTTTCCGCTGTATCCGTTCAGCGCCACCTTCAGGCTGCTGATCGTGCTTGAGTAGCTCCCGCTCGCCGTCGTCTGCACCCGCACGCCGCTGTGGTTCTGTACATAGTAGTTGCCGACGTTCGCGTATGTCACGCCGCCTATGGTCCGCGCGATGCTCGTCGTGATGGTCCCCACGCTCGGCACCGCGCTCGCCGGCACGTTGTACGTCAGGTTCGTGATCGTATAGCTGCCGATCTCCGTGCTCCCGCTGTAGGTGTAAAGAATCAGCGTCCCGCTGCCCTTGCTCGTCGCGTTGGGTATATAGTTGCTCCAGCTCGCCGGCACGCTGATGCTTACGCTTGAAACGCCCGCGTTCACGCTCGTCAGGCTCGTTTCCATGTTTGTGCCGAAGCTCAGCTTGTATTTATGGCTGTATGCGCTTTTGTCCGCGCTGATGGACAGCGTGATCGTGTCCCCGCCCGTCATGCTGGTCTTGCTCAGGCTCGCCGTGCTGCGTTTCAGATAGTTGGCCGTGATGGAAACATTGCTCGCCGGCATCGTGAAAGCGCCGCCGCTGATCGTCAGTGCCGGGCTTGTTGTCCATCCATTGAAATAATACCCGGTGTTCGGTGTCTGGCTCACGCTCACGCTGTTTCCCATCTGCGCCGTGCTTGCCACCGTCACCGTGCCGCCCGCCGCCGGGCTTGCGCTCTTCGTGATGGAATAGGTCACCTTCGCGAAGTTGGCCGTGATGGTCACCGCGCTCGCCGGCATGGTGAAGGTATTGTTCGTGATCGTTACGCTTGGGCTGGTCGTGTATCCGGTCAGATAGTATCCCGTGTTTGCGCTGGGATACAGCGTCACCGTGCTGCCGACAACCGCGCTGTTTGCGCTTGCCGTCAGGCTTCCGTTTCCGCCGCTCTGGCATGTCACGCTGAACTGGTTGTACGCCGTCTGCACGGAAACGCCCGTCCGGTAGCGCAGGATCGTATAGTCGCGGCTGTCGCCCGGCTCCGCCCAGGTATCGTCCATCAGCAGGTACAGGGCCTTTCCCGCCAGCCCCGTCGCCCCGCTCACGGAAAAGTCCTTTTTGTTGCTGCTCTGCTGCGCTTCGATGGTCCAGTCACCGATCAGGCACTTGTTGTTCCCGGCGCTGTCGCACAGGTACAGCTTCACCTCAAAATTCATTCCACCATAGTGCTGGTTTCTCCATACCGGACCACCGGCCGCGATATCCGTGAACGTGATGCTTCCGTTCGGATATTCGCCCGTCGCCATCTGGATCCCCAGCGCCTGCGGCGTTTTGAAATAGGTCATGTAGTTGTTCGGATCGTTGTTGCCGATCGCGCCCGTCTTGGTTGCCATCTTTTTCCTCCGCCTTTAGCCGCTGATCAGGCCCAGCGCGCCGCCCGTCATCACGCGCCAGGTATGGTTCCCCATCTTCATGCTTGAAGTCACTTCGCCCTGCGCGATGTGGAAAACATTGTCGCTGAAGTACGCCATCTTCGTTTCCCCGTGCCAGAAAGCCAGCTCGTCCATCGTGAAGGTCGCTGTTTTCCTTTCCGTGTTCAGGTACGGATTGCCCTGCGCGTCGTATGCTGTCACGTTCTCGCCTATGGCGATGCCGTATTTTCCGTTCACTTCGTCCACCAGGCCGCTGAAGATATACTGATTGATCCTCCGCTCAAAGCTCCCCGTGTCCTCTTCCAGCCCTGTGATCCGCTCCTGAAACCGGTATTCCTGCAGGATGCCCTCCGCCGTTGCCGTGATCGTGCTGTCCAGGTTCCGCTCATAGGTTCCGAACTGGCTGCTCAGCGCTTCATAGTTGTCCTCCAGGTGCGCCGTGATTTCGTCCATTTCATGCCGCACAACCTCCGCAGTCTTGACGATCATGCTCTTGAGCGTTTCATAGTTTTTTGCCGTCGTTTCCTGCGCCGTCGTGATGGTCGTTTTCACTTCCGGAGCCATCTGTTCAATGGAAACGTCCATCAGCGCCGCGTTCAGCTTGTCGCTCATCGCCATCAGGTAGCGCTGCAGCTGCCGCAGCTGGTCCTCTTCCTTTCCCTGCAGCGCCGGCGGGCTGTCAAAGAATACTTCAGCCATCTCCGCCCACCTCCATAATCCGGCTCAGGTCGTATACCCTCACGTTTCCTTGTCCCGTAATCTTGAACCGCAGATGGTCGCACCGCCGCGGAATCACCGGCAGGATGAAGGTTTTCATGCTGTTCCCGGTCCGCTCGCCCATGAATGTGTAAAGCGCTTCATCGTCGTACCGGATCCACAGCCGCATTTTCGCTCCCGGCTCCAGGTACATGCGGACTTTGAACATGCTCAGGTATTTCGCGTTCCTCACCCGCTTCGGATCGTCATAGCTGCTGCTTTGTTTATAGTTCACGCCCGTCAGGCCGAATTCCGCCGCCCAGTCAAAGTCGTCCTCCGCCGTCCCGCTCGTTCCGCACACCGTCACCAGCGTGTTGTTCACTTCATCTATGAAAAACAGCTCGTCATCCACCGTCGCAAATCCCAGCGCCTGCGTGTTGTCTTCCTTGTACCAGACGTTGTTTGCCGTGTCATAGTTGAAAAGCCGCCAGTTGTCGTTCTTGTCCTTCATGCTGATATAGTATTTATTCCCCAGCACGCCGGCCCGCGCGTCGTCATACAGCACTTCGCCCAGCTGGCTGCTCACCGCCGTCGGCATGTTCCCGTCATACATCATCACTGCGTTCCGCGCCTTGTAATAGATGTTCTCGTTCACCACCTGCAGGCTGCGCCAGTTTCCCTTCTGTACGCCCCGCGCCACCGTCGTCTGGATCGTGAAGCTGCTCGGCGTGTTTCCGCTCACCCTGTGGATGAATCCTTCCTTGAAGAACACCGGATATCCCCGCTGCGTGCAGGCTCCGGTCCACGGCCCGTCCGTTCCCACGCTCGCCGTGTAGCTGTCCGTGCTGATCCCCATGTAGCACGCCCAGTTCCGGAAGTCGCCCAGCTTGCTCGCATGGATCTCGTTCAGCACCTGCCCGTTCACAAGGCCATATTTGCATCCCCAAAGCCGGTTGTTGCTTTCGCAAACATAGTCAAGGTCCGGGATTGTGATATCCGCGCTCACCGTTTCGTCCGCCAGCGCTTCCTGCGCCTGGCTGATCAGCCCGGCCACCACGATATAGTTTTCTCCCGCAAAATACACAATCTTGCTGCCGTTCAGCGCGCTCACCTGCGCCTGTATTTTCTCGCTGGCTCCGCTTGCCGCCGCCATGCCGGAAACGTCCACCACGTCATATTCCTTCAGCCCCGCGCCGATCCCGGTCCCCGTGATCTTCACGAACGTCGTCGCGACTTCCACCCATTCCATTGTCACCGCGTCATATTGCCGCAGCACGTCGTTGTCTCCGCTCTCGTCCAGCCACAGGTCCCCGTTGTCCGGGTTCTCCGGCGGGTTCGCGCCGGTTTCAATCGCCGTCATGTCATAGTTGGTCCCGTCCCCGCGGCACATGATCAGGTTGATGTTCTCCCCGCTCGCGCTCCACGCCCGGCCCATCGTTCCCTTGTCCGTCAGGTCCGCCGTGTTGAAATACACCTTGTCCGGCCATATGCACACGTATGCGCCGAAGGATACGATCTTCTTCGGTATCATGCTTGCGTCCGTGCTCAGCGTCAGCCCGTCCACTTCCAGATAGTCATAGTAGACCTTGCTCCCGCGCACAAAAACCAGCTGGTCCCGTCCCGCGATGCCCGTCAGCGGAACCGGATCGCTTCCCTCCGTGTCATAGCTGGTTATGCCCCGCTTTTTGCGAATCGTCAGCACGGGATACTTGTCACCGCTCATGTTCTGCATGTCGTACATTTCGCCGTCGCTGATGATTTCGTTGTGGTTGTATCCGTAAAAAGCGCTTGTCATCTGTATGCTCTTCGCGCTCGGCGTTTGCTGCGGCAGTTTGACCATCTTTTACCCTCTCCCTGTTTCAGATTCTCAGCTGTCTGTTCCGGCTCAGCGGCATGTGGTTCCTCCGCCACCAGTCATGGAACATGTCATAGGCGCTGTTGAATTTCGCCCGGTCGTTCTCGTATTTGTCGTATTCCATGTTCTGGTCGTCTATCCTGGCCATCAGATAATATCCGTACATTTCGTCATACGGCCACGGTGCCAGCAGCTCCGTGCCTGGATCCGTGTCCTCCGTGTATCCTTCAAATTCTTCCTGTTCCTCCGTGTGCGCGTGCTTCAGGATGATTTCCCTGTGGATCAGTCCGTCCAGCTCGCTCAGGAACGCAATCTTCAGGCTCCGGCTCATCATGTTCGGCTTCATTTCGTCCGCCCTGTCCAGCGCGGTCTGTATGTTCATCTTCTTTCCTCCCTTTATGCAAACAAAGACGGGGATATCCCCGTCTTTTCAGCCGGGTCCTCTCCCGGTTCCGTCAATCAGATCGGATGCTCCTGCGGCGTTTCGCCGGCCCTGTTCGGAATCTGGTCCATGAAGTCGTCCGCTTCATTTTCCGCTTCCAGGCTCTCCAGCAGAACCTTTGCAACCGGCTCCGGCAGCTCCTGCTCCTTGCCGTTCGCCGGCAGCAGAAAGCGCCTGTCGTTGATGCAGATATAATAGTTCTGGTCCTCGCCCTTGGGCTTGCGCGGTACGATCACCTTCATGTTCCGGTCCCATGCGCTTTCAACGCTCTCCGGGGCCTTGTTGATCATTTCCGCGTCAATCTCTTCCGTCACAATGTCCTTCATCTGGTTCACATCCGTCTTGTCGGTCTTTTTCGTTGCCATGTTGTTCCTCCGTCCTTTCTGCCCTGTAACGCGGGCGATTCGTCCCCCGGTCAGGCGGGGCGCATGTCCTTACGCCCCGCCCTTCTCAGGAGGAATACTCTATGGCTGTCGGCCCTTGTTGCCCGGCCGTTGCAGCTTAGATTTTGACCAGAATCCCCTGGTCAATCAGGCTCTGGATCGCGGGGGTCACGGTCACGCTTGCGCCGCCGTTTGCCGCGGTCACGGCCTTCGGTACACCATTGGGTGTCAGGCTGATCACGTTGTTCGCGTGCAGCACAACCTTGGTTTCGTTCACGCTGGCCATGCACTCTTCAGTGATCATGTACTTGTTGTCGGCTTTGCTCTTACAGTAAAGCGTCACATCAGCGTTTCCCATCGTGAAGCTGTAGGTGCTGCTGGTCAGCGTCACCGTCACGCCGCCGGCGCACACTTCAATCTCGTCCACTTCGTATCCGCTGGCCGGTGTCACGGTCAGGGTCACGGTGGCGTTCTCCTGCACGTCGGTGGTGGCGGATGCGCTGAAGGTCGTCATGTGCGCGTCCTTCAGGCAGGTCACGCTGTGTCCGCCCGCAAAGAGGTCAAGGATCATTTTCATGTCCGTCGCCCTCCCTTATCAGTTTTCGCTGTCCACGCTGGAATAGGCGCTGCCGCTCCATACGGTGCAAATGCGTTCCTGATACAGGATCTTCGCCGCGATCTCAAACTTGGTACCTACGGTGCTGAACTGGTTCAGCGGTCCGCCGACCTGCTCCTTGGTCTTGACGATGGTTTCCATGCCGCTGCCTTCCGGATCAATCACGCCAAAAGCGTCCTTGCCGAAGAACATGGTCTTGTAGGTGGCCACCGCGTCGCTGTCGGTTGTGCTCTTGATGATGGGGGCAAGGTTGCTCTCAATGAAGCGCACGCCGTGCAGCTCGCCGATTTCGCCGTTGAAAATCTGCTGCGGTGCAGCATACTTGTGGGCTTCGATCCAGTCCTTGTCTTTCCGCAGGTCATAGGCAACGTGCGGATGCACAACTGCCACGTATTTGCCGCCGCTGAAGGTGGGCGCTCCGCCGACTTTCAGGTTGGTATAGGCCTGATTGACCATATCGGCCGTCAGGTTGCAGGTATAGCCGCTGGTGTTGATCGCATAGATCAGTTCGGCCTTGCTTGTGGGCCTGGTCTGCTTCACGTTGCTGCTGTTGTAGGCATCCGCGAACAGGATATTTGTCGCGCCCTTCAGCACGTTCCGCACCAGGGTGTCATGGGTCTTGCCGCCGGCAGCGCCCAGTTCTTCCACCGCGCCCGCAATCACGTCGTCCAGCGCGTGCAGCTCCAGCAGGTCGGTCACGGCGACATATTCACCGTACTGCGCCAGGCTCACGCTGATGCTGGTCATGCCCATCTTCTGGCCGGAAGGAATCACACCTTCTGTCAGGGCCGCGCAATTCGGCAGGGTGTTCCACTTGCGCCACTCGATCGTGCGGCCGCGCCGCGCCGGCAGGCCCTGCTTCTTGCCCAGCTGGGCGAAGATCAGCTGATCCCTGTGGTTCTCCAGCAGCTCGGTGTCATAGAAGGTTTTCATCGTGGGGGTCAGCGTGTCCGGCGGGTCGAAGCTCGTCGCGCTGCCCGTATAAGCGTTAATATAGTTGCCGGTCGCGTTGACCAGCGTGCCTGCGTCATTGAACAGGCTCAGATTCATCCAGAATTCCATCGCGTTTCTCTCCCTTTCCGCGCGGTCAGAACTCAATCCGTTCCCCTCTCCGCGCTCTCTCAAGCAATCTTTGTCTTTCTTCCCGTGTCATGCTCCTGGGGTCGATCGCGACGTTCGCCGGCTGTCCTTTCTTCATCGCGCCCTCTACCGGGCGCGCCCGGTTCGCCTGCAGCGTCTGGCTCATCTGCTGCTGCGCTTTCCGGATCCCGTAGGCCATCGCCTGCGGTTCCAGCTCCGCGTGATGCACCGCATAGAATGCGGCCCGCACGTCCAGTCCGCTGTTCGGCGCTACCAGCCGGCGGAAGGTTTCGTTCTCCATCTCGGCTTTCAGGTCGAAGTCCGGAAATGTTTTCTTCATTTCCTCGCCCTGCATCGCAAGGTTCTGGAAGTGCTGCCGCAGGAACATCTGTTCCTGTTCCTCCGCTTCCCTTGCTTTCAGGCGCTCGTTCTCTTCCTCCATCGCCCGGAAGTTTTTGTATCCTTCCACCGTCATCCCGGCCGCTTCAGCTTCTTCTTCATACAGGCTGTCGTCGTCCAGGATCGTTTCGATCACGCCGTCCGTGTCGTTCTCGTCAAGCCCCAGTTTCTTTGCCAGCGCCTGAAGCGCCGGCATCACTTTGCCAAGCTGCTCGTTCGCGTCCTTCTGGTTCTTGAACCTGTCATCCACCGCCGCTTTCACGTCGCGGCCGTACTGGTCCCTGAACCGTTTCTTCGCTTCCTGCCACTCAGCGTCCAGGTCCGGCTCCGCGTTATCCGCCGGTGCGTTTTCCTGCGTCTTTGTCGCGGCTTTGTGCGCCGCCTGCTTCACAGGTTCTTCTCCCCGGCTTGCGCGTTTCCGTGCCTGCTCTTCCATCCGCGCGGCGAGACGGGCATCCACCTGCGTGCCGTCCTCCAGCTCGCCCGGTGTAATTACTGCCGCTTCCGTTCCTCCGCCCTCTCCGGCCGGTCCTGCCGCCGGCGCTGCGCCTGCGCCTGCCGCTCCGCCTTCAAACAGCTTCAGATTCATTTCAAAATATGCCATCTGTGGCTCCCTTCTGCCCGTACGTGGGCGATCCGTTACTTACTTCATACCACAACGCCCTGTGTTCTGTTAGTCGCAAAACATTTAATTCTGAATTCTGAATTCTGAATTCTGAATTAAACTCTTGTTGCGTTCTGCGTCCGCTCTCTCGCTTTCCGCACGTTTCCGGCTTCCTCGCTGCTCTTTCCCGTCACCGCGTCGCTGCTTTCTGCCAGCTTTGCCGGCTCTTCGCCCTCCGCCGCCGGGACCGCGCCGCCGCCCGCGTCCATGCCGATCTGCTGCAGGATTGGGGCCAGCTGCGCGCTCACCTGCGGGTCGTATTTCTCCGCCAGCGCCATCGCGATCTGCCCCACTTGCATCAGCGCGTCCATCAGCGTCCCCTGCTGCGCCACCTTTTGCATGATCTCGTCTTTCCCGCGGAATTGCATCATTTCCATCATCAGCATGACCTGGTCCGTCATCTGCGGATTGAACGCGCCCAGCTGATAGAACTGGATTGCCAGCTCATTTTGTGACAGCTTGGTATACGCGGTTTCCCGTTCGCTTCTTACGTCAATGTCGAAAACCGGCTTCCGGTATCCGCCGTCCATCCCCATGCCGCCCTCGATCTGCTGGTCCTGCAGCCTGGCGTTGGAATACATCGTGAATTTCTCCTGCCCGTTCTGTCCGAGAATCCGGAACCACCGCGGAATTTCATAAAACTGCCTGATCCGCTCAATGCACATCGTAAAAATCTTGTTCGCCGCCCGGTAGCTGCTCCGGCTGGAGTCCTTGCTGCCCTTGCCGCTCTGCTCCTGCAGCGCCGCGATCGCGCTGGCCGCTGTCACGCCGCTGGGCGTGCCGCCGTTGTTCACGTCCGTGTTTCCCGTGATGGTTTTCAGCTCGTCGATTTTCTGCTGCAGCATGTTCATCGCGCTGCCCTGGATCCCGCTGGTCACGATCTGCCGCAGGCTCTGCTCGCCCAGTCCTCCGCCTGTATGCACAAAGGGCTTGCTCCAGTCCGCGAATTCATCTTCATTAATCCCGCCGTCGCTCTGGATGAAGTATCTCGGCGTGCTGGTCACCACCGCGTTCTGCACCATCGCCTGGTTCAGCGTGTCAATGTCCGTCTGCGCGTCGTGCGCGATGTCGATCAGGCCGTATCCCGCCGGGCTTCCATGCACCGGATACAGCGGATCCAGCACAAACGGATATTCCCCGTCGGCATAAAGCCCTTCCGTTTCACCGTTCTGCTCTGTGCTGTACAGGATTTCATGGTTCACAAACTGGCAATAGTGCAGCACCTTTTTCGGCCCGTTCCATGTGTGATAGTACCAGTCCACCAGCACGCTCTTTCCGTCCACGCTCACGCTGTCATCCTTGCGGTATTCGCTTGGCTTCAGGTATGCGCTTTTTAATTTGCCCTGCAGCTGCGGATACTGCTGCTCCAGCTGCTTCGTGTCCACAATCTGCACATAGAACACGTTCGCGCTGTCCTGTATGTCCTCCACGCCCGGCTCCCAGTAAAGGTTCAGCAGGTTGATGTTCAGGATGCTGATATCTCCGATCCCGCCCAGCTTCGTCTTGTCCCAGCCTACGTGATAACCGCCCGTTCCTTCCTGGAATTTCTGCCACTGCGCCTTGCTGTATTCATCTTCAAACCCGTTCATGCTCAGCACAACCGGCAGGATATCGCTCAGCATCTGCGCTTCCGCTTTGTCCTCCTGCATCCGCGGCAGCACCACCGGCTCCGGATAGGCATCCATTGCTTCCGCGTGTTTGTTGACGATGCAGTTCCACAGCCACGCCGTCGCGCTCTTCGCAATGGTTGCGCCCCTGGTTCCCCTGTTGTTCGCGATCTGTTCCCAGTTTCTCATCTTCCACCAGTCCTGTGCGTTGATGATCCGCCGGTCCACGCTCGCTTTGCCTTTTTTGTATTCCATGAGCAGCTTTTCTGCTTCGATCAGCCGCTGCTCGTCCATCTTCATGCCCGTCATGGCCGGCTGGCTGCCTGCGGCTCCCGTTCCACGCGCCTGCTGCGCGATGGCCTGCGCGCCCATCCTTGCTCCCTGCGTATATGCGCTTTCCTCTTCGCCGGTCCTCACCGCCCGCTGGTCTATGTCCCACGGCGGCACGCCCACGTCCTGCGGGTTCATCTCCTGGCTCTGTATGCCCGGTCCTCCGCCCGGCATCATGGCTCTGTTGTCCCTTTTTCTCCTGATCTCACTCATGCTTTCCGTCCTCCTTCATTTCCGGTAAAATCTTCTCTCCGTCCCATATCATTTCCACGCTGTAGGGATGGCTCAGCGCAAGCAACTCAAACCCGTCCCCGTATTCGTTGAACCTCCGCGTGATCGCCCGCTCGCTCCATTCGCTTGCTTTCACTTTCAGCAGCACGTTCCCCGGCGTGTCGTCAAACTTGAACAGCTCCAGCGCGTCGCCCTCATGGTTGAATTTGGTTATGCTGTACGCCAGCGCCTGCACCAGCGCGCTTGCCGCCGCGCAGATCTCCTTGTACTGCGCGCTTTCCTCCGGCTGCGCGTGTCCTTCGATCGTCAGCTTCGTCCTCGCTGAATTGAGATTGATCCTGATCATCTTCTGTTCATCCTCCTTACAAACTGGTCCAGCGGGTCCGCGCCGTATGCCGGTCCCTTGTCATCCTCCGGCAGATGCGGCGTAACCGGCCTTGACATGCAAAAGTATCTTGTTTCGTCCGCGATGTGGTCCTCGCCTTTTGTGTCCAGGTCCTCGCTCTTGTGCTGGTCGTACATCAGCGTCGGTATCGTCCGGATAAAGTTTCTGCAGGTATTGAACACATACAGCCGCGCGTATCCCGCTTCGTCAAACATCATCCGGTAGTGCATCTGCATCCAGCCCGGTATCCGCGCGTTGTCCGCCGGCTGGAAGAACACCTGCGCCTTTGCCGCCGTTTCCGCAAAGCTGATCCCGCTTTCCGCGTCCCATATTGCCGGGTCCGCAATGCCGGTTATCTGCTTTCCCTTCAGCCACGGGTGTTCCGTTTCGTGTCTTTTGATCTCCGCAAACACTTTTTCCGGCGGCCATTTCACGCCCTGATCCGGTATCGGTTCCCCCGCGCTGTATTCCACGCCGTACATTTCGTCAATCCGGTACACCGTCCCGTCGTCGTCCACCGTCCACCAGCCGCAGCTGAAAGGCTTCGCATATCCCCAGTCAAAGCTCCGGTATATCGGCCAATGGTTCTTCGGTTTGAATGGTTCGATCACGTGCGTCCAGCGCCGGTCCTTGTATCCGTCCTGGTTATTGCGGAATTCTTCAAAATACATTCCTTCTGCGATTTGCCAGTCCCCATACAGCCAGCCCTTTTTCAGCTTCGGCGGCAGGTTTTTGAGGAACGTGATGTATTCCGGGCTGGCTTCCATCAGCGCCTTGTTCTCCGTCACCAGCGACTGGATGAAAACATAGTCCTCCGCCTTTTCCTCTCCCCGGAAATCCCGGTCCACAAACAGCCGCTTGACATAGGCATGGCTCGGCCCGCCCGGGTTGCATGTGTAGTAGATTCTCCGCGGGAAGTCGTTCACGCCGCGGCAGCAGCTCGCGATGATCTTCAGCCATGCTTCCTGAAACTGCGTTGCTTCGTCCACGAAAACCACGTCGTATTCAACGCCCTGGTATTTCATTTCGTCCTTGTCGCTGTCGTAAAACTCAAAACTGATCGTGCTTCCGTTGCTAAATACGAATTTGCGTTCCTGCTGATTGTACTTGGCCAGCCCTTTCAGCAGGCCCCGCAGCGGTTCGATGTGGTTGTTCCGCAGCTCAACCAGCGTCCTGCGCACAATCAGGATCTTGATCCCCGCCCAGCGGTTCGCCAGCAGGATCGCTTTCACCCGGATCGCCCAGCTCTTTCCTCCGCCCCGCGCGCCGCCGAACGCGACGTACTTTTCCTTCGCTTTCAGGAATCTCAGCTGCTTCGGATTCGGCCTGAATTCAATCACCCGCTCACTCATCCAGCGCCACTTCCTCTTCCTCGCCCTCGATCACCACGCGGATCATCGTCCCTTCCGCCGCCGTCTTGGCCGCTGCCTTTTCCGCCTGTTCCTCCGCGAATTTCTCCCGTTCCAGCCGGTTCTTCTCCCGCAGCGCTTCGATCTTCGCCCTGTCTACCTCCGTCGGTACGTTGTACAGGTCCCTCTTCGTCTGTACCACCTGGGCGATGGCTTTCGTCAGGCTCTCCACGCCGCGCAGGTCGTCGTACTTCTTCGGCGGCTGGTCGCTCACAAACTGCAGCAGGTTCGCCAGCACCGTGTCCATCTGGTCGTTCACCCGCGCGATCAGCTCAAACTCCTTCGCGCGCGCGTCGCACACGCGCTCAAGCGTTTTTTGTTCCACCTTTGTGTCAAGTTTGTTCCGCTTTTTTCGCCAGCCTTCATTAGCTGCGCGCTTCCGGATGTTGCTCGCGCTCACGCCGTATTTGTCCGCCAGCTTCTGGTATGTCGTTTTCCCCTTCACGTATTCGATCCGGATCTTTCGCCATTCCGCCGTCGTCAGCGGCTCCCTGCGCTTCGCCGGCTTCACCGGCTTTGTCTTTGTCTTTTGTTTCGTTTCCGGCTTTTTCACCGGCTCCGGCCTGGCCATGTTTTTCGGTTTCTTTCTCCCGGCGTTCGTTTTCTCCGCCGGCTTCCGCGCCATATAAAAAACCCTCCTCCCGGTTCGATCTCTCTTTAATCTTACCGAGAAGAAGGTTTTCTGTTAGTCGCAGGTTCTGTTATTCGTCCTCGCTCCATTTCCAGTGCTGTATGCTGCAGTACATCTCGCAACGCTTATAGTTCATTTCGCAGTAGTTTTTCTGGTGAAACGTCTTTCCTTCCGGGTCGTCAAAGCTGCTGATCATCCGGCATCCGTCGATCATCCCTTCGCACATGATCTCCCTTTTCCCGTGTGCGATAAAAAACGGGCAGCAGATATTTCCCGTATCCGCCGTGCTGCTGATCCGGTCCCGCTCGCTCATTGTGTCGCCCTCATCACGCAGCGGATATACACTCCGTCCACCACGTCGCTCAGGTATACCCTGCCGTCCTCCAGCGTATATCCTGGATATACGCGCTCCATGATCTCCTTCGCCATCGCGCGGAAGTTCTGCGCGATCATCTTCACCTTCCTGTTGCTCATCTTCGTGTCGCTGGTCCGCACCTTCGGTTTCTTCAGGTTCCGGCTCCCGCTCCACATATGGTATCCGATCCGCTCCCCGTTGTCCTTCGCCTTTTCGTTCTGCCGGTAGAGATAATTTGCCATCCCCTGCAGCCCCTTGCCCTGGTTCTGCAGCCGCATGGTGTTTGCGTATCCCTTTTTCCAGATTCTTTCCAGCTCGTCCCGGCCGATCCCGCCGTTCATCACACAGTGAATGTGGATCCTCTGGTCCCTGTCGTGTCCGATGGCATAGATATACTTCAGCTCGTCAAGTCCCCGCTTCTCCCGCAGCCGCTTCACCCGGCACAGGAAATTCCTCATGTCTTTTCTGACCCGCTTCAGTTTCTGTTCTTCCTCCGCCGCAGCGGATAATTCTGAATTCTGAATTCTGAATTCTGAATTCGCGTATGTCAGCGTCACATGGATATCCTCATCCACCCGGAAATTGGTTTCCATCAGCAGCACCAACCGCCGCTTCGCCCGCCGGGTGTTCAGCTGGCTCTGCCGCTCCGCCGTCATGTTCTGCTTCTCCCGCCGCGCCGTCTGCTCCATGCTCTTTCCGAAGATCGGATACACCTCCGCTTCCAGCCGCGTCCCCGCCTTGATGGTCCGCGTCCTGTATCCCATCCGTCCGATCCGCGTCGCCGTGATCTCGGTTTTCCAGTATTCGCTCAGCAGGTCCTCTTCGCCGGATTCCGGCATCGCGTCAAAAAGCCCTTCGTATTCCCATGCCATCCTCCGGTTCCTCCTTCCTGCTGCTCTACGCGGGGAAGGGCTGCGCCCCTCCCCGGACCCCTCCGGCTCTCATTGCCGTTCTTTTCGCTGAAAAATGTGCAATTATTTAATACTCATTACAAGCCTTATTTTGCGGAACCCATCCCGCGCTTCACAGGTCCTTCAGTATTGTTGCCTTTAAATATCTTTGCGTTCCCCGTCAGCGCAGAACCAATCTCCGTCATGATATTCTGCATGAGCAGAACACCAATATTGCGGATAACTTGTGGAATCAATACCGCTTTGCTTGCAATCCTTGCACATAACAAGTGTTACTTCTTCTTCATCATCAACCTCAACAAGAAATCCATGCGTTCCCTCAACGTATGTCTTTATTTTTTTAATCTTATCTCCTGTCATTCTCGTTTTTCTCCTTCTGAACAGAACCAATCATCCTGTACATCGTCTGGAGCCTTGCAGAAACACGCTTTTGTGTTCCTCCATTTGCAGTCATTGCACCGGATAATCTCTGGGTATTTCGTAACTGCATCGTGGTATCCCTTAACGTATCCACTTTGGTAAATCCTGTTCTCTTCTCCAAAGTCATGCGTTGCTTCATAATATGGGCTTTCCATTTCGCTTCACCGACCTTCCTGCAATGCGTTTTGATAACGTTTGTCAGAATCTAATGGGCATCTGTAACGGATATAATCTCCGTCACAATCGTCCACTTGAACTTTTAAAATGTCACAGACAGAAGTCCAATCATCTACTGACAGATCCCATGTTTTGTAATGCGGACATTCTGTAGTGCAATCCAAAGGAAAACATTTCATTCCCACTTCACCGACCTTTCTGCTTTGGTTTTGCAACGCAAATCCTCGCTTCTATTTCTGTAGCATCTGCTATCGGTTCATACTTGTTTCCTCTGCTATAAAATTCTACAAATCCTTCAGCAACGAGTTTTCTTGCTATCTTGTTTGCCATATCTGTCTTTACAAATTCGATTTCATTAACAAGATAATTTGGAACAAGGCTTCTTATCCCAAGCGTTTCTATATCCCTATGAATCTCTATAACAGGAACAGGAAATTTTGCTACTTGTTCTGCTATGATTCGTCTTTTAATTTCTCTATACAAACGATTTTGATTGCGCTTGTATGATTTTTTACTCATTCCCACTTCACCGCCTGTCCGCACTTATGGCAGAATCTTGCACCGATTTTTAACGGAATCCGTTTGCCACACGAACCACAATATGCCTTGCCCTGTTGCCATGTAGGTTCAACTGCTTCCTGCTCTTTCAGCAGTTTCAGAATGTCCTCTACACATTCCAAACTGATTTTTATTGGAGTATCTTCATTAAAATCTTTTACTGTTTTTACTGCTTTACTCAAGACCTCTATGTATTTCTTAACATCTGCCATATCATCACCTTCATAAAAGCGTCAAATAAAGAAATTGCGCGTGGCCGGAGTTGAACCGGCCGGCAGCAGGCACGCTCCCATTCAAACAGTTTAGAGATAACTCCTTCCTATTTAATAATGTAGAATCAGCCGCCCGTCCCCGCCGCGCTTGTCGCCGGATGGAAGCTCTCAGGCCGTTCCTTAATCCGGCGGAAGCTCATTTTTTTGAGTTAAATCCAACATATAAACCGATTGTGAACCCTACAATCAGGCCCATTATCATGCATATCATCATTGCCATTTATTCATATCACCCTTTCCTGCCCGGTCACAGGATTGAACAGCACCATGATCCCGCCGGTCCTCCGCGCCCAGGCCTCCGCGTCCTTCCTGCTGCGCGTCGTCCATGCGTCGTACCTGTTGTTGCTCCACCGCAGGTCCCTGCTCCACAGGATACGGCCCACGAGATAGTTCCCGTTCTTCCTGATCAGGATGCAGGTTTTCGTCCGTATGTCCATTGTCCACCGTCCATAATTATGAATTATGAATTATGAATTGTCTTACAGCCGCATCTCCGGCTCCACGCTCTCCGCGATGGCCATATCCCATTCCGCGATGCTCTTCCGCACCAGCTCGCTCTGCATCGCCTGACACAGCGCTTTCAGCTGGATGATCGCGTCCTCAAGCTCATAGAATTCTTTCCCGTACTGGTCCAGCGGCTGCAGCCGCTTCCCGTCCACGCTCGTCATGGCCTGCTTCTTTTCCAGTACCCAGATTGCGTACCGCAGCGCTTCAATCTTCTCCATCGTCTGCTCCTTCAGTTCAGTTTCGCACCACATCCCGGGCAGTATCTGTTTACGCTTTCCCAATCAATGTCATATGCCTGGAATCTTGTTCTGCATTTTTTGCATCGTGTCACATATCCCCAGAATTCATCTTTATCTTCATGG